CTATCTTGGTCATAAACAAATTGAATATCATCTTCTATATCTTCCCATTGTTTCAATGAAATAATATTCTTTAGAATCAATTGTCTTTTTAATAGTTCAAGAAATAAATTACCAAAACGTGTTCTAAGTTTTTCTATAAATCTTAAAAATTTATATTCCTCTCTTGAAATTTCGCTGGCTCTACCTAATGAAAATCCACTTTCTGGTTGCATTCTTGAAATAGGAACATTCAAAGACCTAAACAATTGTCTTTGAAAATATTCTAATTCTTCCATTTGAGTCATTCCACCTTCATCACCAGACAAAGTATCTATCTCTGTTGTTGCACTACCATTTCTTCTCGGCATCCAATAGTCTTCCAACATCGTTTGGAACTTACGGTCATCTCTCAACATACCAGTTTTACTATCATAAACCATTTTGTTACGATACTGGTCTTTCAATGTTTGTAGATATTGTCTTGCCTTTGGTGCAGGTAAGTTACCAACGTCAACGTAGAATATTCTTCTTGATGGCGCACGGCTCAATCTATGAATGATAGATGCATCCTCTAGCATTCTAATTTGATTGAGAGGTCTAAATGCTTTGTGTAAATATGAAATTACAGATGTTCTTCTTTCATCTAACAATCCACTAGTTGTATACACTATTGCATCTGGTGCAATTTTAAGAACATTTCTTGTTTGTCCTTGTGTGTCTTGATGAAATACACCTGTTTCAGAGTAAAGAAAATAATCTTCAAACTTTTGATTAATTGGCATCTCGTCTGTGCCAATCTGAATTCTTTCGTTGTTTTCTTTTCTTTCTCTGACTTTCTTGATTTTGAACGGGTCTATAATTCTACATTCAATAATTCCACGTTGAGGATTATCTTTGTCAATTAATACATGATAAAATAATCTACCATCTACAAACCATCTTCTAAAGATTTCATAACCTAGATATTTGAAGTTTAATATATCTAAAACTTCATAAAATTCATCTGTAATTTTTTGTTTGATTAATTCAGAGTAATCTTCAAGATTATCCAAATCAATATGTACCGGATATGTTTTTCTGTTTGCAACAATTGCTTCATTGATAATTTCATCAACAGCAATTTCACATTCTGGTTGCATAATCATTGCACGATAACGTGCAATTAAATCAAATTCACTTTGAAACGTTCCTTCTAGATTTAAGTATGTGCCATAAACTCCAGCAGAGCCGACAACAGTAGAACCGTCATCATTTTCTGGTGGTGAGAATGCTTGAAGATTTGTTTCTTCTCTGCTTTTTTGTTCTTGGAACTTCCATCCAAATAATGTAGCCATTCAAATTTCTCCATTTATAATTGATATTACTGTTTACATTATTTATTCGATTTGAAAAAATAAAAAAACCCGCATGTGTTAAATGCGGGTTAACATAAAATTTAATTCTTAATTATATTCATCAATACCTCAAAGAAGAGATTATGGTCCTGTCTCTGTTGAATCCAACCAAGTTGTTTCATTAGTGAGTCCACCAGAAATGTTGGCAACAGAATCTTCATTACCAGTAAATGGATTAACAACCCGATTCCCAGAAACGCCAAGTGAGGTGGGTTCCTTAACCCAATATTGATACGCAAATGTTACAGTAAATTCTTCAATAGTATCTTTATCATCCCAACTTAATGAAATTTCACTAACATTTGTTGGAAATGCATCTTTAAAATAATATGATCCTAAAAATGGTCCACCCTTTTCTCCACTTTCAGTTGAGACACCCCCATCTTTTTGTAATTGATGAACTTGCATTTGTCCATACACATAATCACTAGCACTAAGGCCAAATCCTGATTGAGCTTCAAATATAGATGCACCTGGAGAAATAAATTCTATCCAGGCTTCAAAGAAATGTCGAATTTTATAATCTTCATCATTCATAATAGTAACAGTCCATGGCGCAAAAGTTCTATCAATTGAAGGAATTTTAATATCTCTTCCTAAAAAACTTTTCGTAATTTCATTCACTGAGCTTTCAGGTACCGAGGCGGCTTTCATAAAAAAGGAAAAATTATCATGAATTGTAGTAGTATCAAAATTTGGAAGTTTTTGTGAAATCGCATTCAATACTTCTGTAGGAAATGTAACCCTACAGAAGAACAGAGATGGTCTGGCCCCTCCAAATCTAAGTTTATCTCTAAGTGCGGTAACATTTATACCCATAAGAACTCCTATTTTTTTATTATTTTTTATTAAATTCCAAGGTCATCAAAACTTACAGACTGCCCAACAGCAATGAAGTTCAATTTAATAAAGTTAATAGTATAATTAGGTCTTACATAGATATCCGCAATAAACCGATTTTGTTCAATAATATCTGCCGTATTATTCGTTTCATCGCATATTACTCTGTATTCACTTATACCTTGATTTGTAATTACTGTATTTAGATACTGCTCACATATTCTTTGGAAATCTGCTCTAGTTGAAGGTGTATTGAATTCAAATAATTTTCTTCTTGCTTGGACTACCACAAAATCTTTCATTGCTATAAACAATCGTCTTACGTTAATTCTATCAAATGCACTTGCAACTTTTTGTAATGTCTTATCTCCAAAAAGAATTGTACCTTCTCCTTTGATTGAAATTACAGGATTTATTTGATTTACATACAAATCATCTCTCGCAGATTGTGAAGGATTCCAAGCTAATTTAACAACATTTTTAATTTGACCTCTAGAGTATCCTGCAGGAGAAAACCAAGGAAATTGATTTTTATCTGTTTGTGCCATTAATCCGGCAATGTCTCCAGAAAGAGGCAACCATCTGTAAGTATCGTTAAAGCTATCATATTGGTACTTAAAGTTACCATCCATAAAGGCATAGTTACTATTATAAACACCTTCTCTCCATGATATAAATTGTGCTGTAATATCATCTTCATCTGAATAACCACGTACAGTTTGTCCGTAATCTGCAGATACACAAACTACACAATCACCTCTCGATTCAGCAACTTGAATCATTTTAGAAATCGCTAAACGATAATCTATAAAGTTACCCGGTGTATATGTCCATCCAGTAATAAGAAAATCAACATCAACTTCTTCTTTAGCTTTAAAAGCATCAATTGCACGTAAAATATCATCATCATCAATTGGGTTACCTGAAGACCCATTAGAGAATCTAGATTTAGTATAATCAGCCACTCCAGCAACTGTTGTTTTGTGGTAAGTAGTAAATACATTTCCTTCGGTCAATTCACCCCAATTATTGCTCATGGCCGCAGCATCTAAAGGATGACATGCCCATTTAATCCAATCTGAATTATTATTTACTCTTGTCACATAATAAGTAGGTGCACCGAAATCATCTCTACCATCTCTTGCTACAGATAAAAAGGCATAACTTTCTAATATAGAATTTGTTGTTCCTGTAATTTTTCCACCTGCGTCTATAACTACCATATGCAGTTGGTCATTATAATTACCAGTTTGATTTTTATTTACTGCTCTAGCATCTGAAGAAGTTTTTGGAGCATCATTAAATAATGTTGCATAAGTCCATTCTCTTGCCCAAGGAATCGGTGTTGTACTATTTGCTCTACCAATAATAGACGCACCTAATCTTAGCTCAGTATTACTAATGACTTCTGAAACTGACAAACGTTGTCCCGCAATAAATAAATTGTCACCGACAGACACTTGTTTTGTAAATACAGTGTTTATTCCATAGATTCTATCTGTATTATTGGTAAACCACACCAATCCAAATAAATTGTTTGGTGAGTTTGATTTTGCACCATACGAAAACTCTTTATACTTACTTCTTTCTTTAATTGTCAAAGAAACTAATGGATTGACAAATTTTAAATCTGTTGCGGCAGCTGGGGAAGTTGAACCTCCTAAATTCACATAAGCTTGTAAAGTTTTTGTTCCACCGTTATAATTAACTATTAACATATTATATTCATCGGATGTGCTATCAGGATTGACAAAAGAAACTACTTTTTCTTGTGATATCACATCTAAATTATCTTCAAAATAACCAAGAGAGCCATTCATGAAATCTACAGGTACTTTACTTCCTGTGCTTTCATTATAGAATTGAACATTAAAAAGATTATCACTCACTTGTGTCATTTCAACACCGTGAACTTGATCATTTGTTGGGTCTGAAAATAATACAGTATTGGCACTAACTGTTTTTGAAGGTGCATTTGCTATACACATATCAACAGTAATAGAATTACCAAGGTCACCTGGATATTTTGCAAACCAAGGTCCATATTGAGTATCAGCGCCAAATTTAGGCTCGGAGCCAGATGCACTGGAATCTTTAAATCCACCTTCTTCTTCTATAAGATAATTCATGTATACTGAATCATTTTCAACCAATAAATCATTTCCAACACCGGCAAATGTTGCATTTTTGGTTGTTGTATTTTCTATAATTCGTACAATGTTTAATTCATCAGCATATTGTAAAAAATTATATGCGTTATACCATTCTACATAATTAGCAGTCGTGGGTTCTCCAAATTTATCAATTAAATCTGTTACACCTTCTACAAAAATTGGAGTCAATGCCGGACCCCAATCAAATCTACCAACAACTCCACCAACGCTTCCAACACTAGCAGTTGGCTGTCTTATAGAGCGGTCAATTTCACTCGTAACAATTCCCGGAGATAACGTAAAATCTGCCATATCGTATCCTTTATAATACTTGATTAATTAAATAAAATTAACATCAAAAAATAAATTATATTTAATTATTTTTATTATTTGAAAATATTTATCATTTTCACGTTTTCCGGCGTTATCCAAATAACCATTGATTTTCTTTAATCATTTCAGTTTGTTCGGAAAATTCTTCCTCCTCTTCAGCTTGCGGAATATATTCTTCTACACCATCATCCAGAAATCCAAAAGGTAAATAATTTTCTTCATTTTCTTTTTCTTCCATATATTCCATTAAATTTTGTCTGATATTACTATCAAATAATTCTTTAAAA